CCAAGCATACGAACATATGTAACGGGACCTACCTGTGCGTCTAAATAAGCTTGTGCAGCATAAACCGCATAAGTGGGACCAGCGATGTTTCCTTCGCGGAAATAATCACCGCCGCTTCCCCCGGCGACTGGCGTTCCAAACACATCAACAAACTCGCTGAATGATTCAACTTTATATGGTCTGTTGGCTGGACCTTTGCGTGCTCTCCCGACAAAAACAGGACCGACTTCCGGCGCAACTGACGGCAGTTGCGAATTGTCAATCTCTCTTAGAAAGATACCGGGGGAAACAAACTTAAATTTTCTTACTTCTGACATTACTTCTGGTCTCCTTTAGAATTATAACAAAGATTCCAAGTTTCGTAAATAAATAGTGTATCAAAAGACGAATCTCTCTTTACGATCTATAAAATCCTTTCTTTAAGTATTCGTTTATATCTCCAAAGACAACGTGTTCACGAGGGGTCCTAACTTCCACTGCATTCTCCCTAATTGCTATCTTTGGGCGAGCATCATTTTTTCCTTCGCCTATGAGATACCCAAGAACCTTGATATCAAAGTTGTTTAAGTAGAAACGACGCTCTTCCCCCATGTTGACCGAGTTGCTGCTGTCTGTTATCTCATTTTGTACAAACCCTTCGTACTTATGTCCATCCCTGGTCATAAAAAAGTTATTAATTTGCCCAGTTCTCGTCAGGAAGGGCTGAACAATCTCGTTCATCTGCTGAATATACTCGGTTCTGATCGATACTGTGTAAGATCCGACGATGTAAACCGGAATAGGGAAAGTCTTTGTCTGGTAAACAACTTTCTTGTTGCCAAATGGAAAAGTTGACTGATTGTAAAGACGCTTAGCAGTTGCATTTGCAAACTTAGAGGTTTTTACTTGCTCTATTCGACGAGAAACAGTAAGGCTTCTAACCCCTCCTTTCGCGTCATTGACGCTGGGGATGTGTGCCCATGCAACGCCCTTCATGGCGGGGTCTTTCTGAAACCCTGTTCTGTACATGGTTATCATAGGCAGAATGATTCGGCTACTTCCATCTCTGATATCTCGGTCTTCCTTAATCTGCCAACTTCTTTCACCGCTGACCCAGCGAACATCAACCTTCTCCCACCCCTTATTTGTGGTTGCGAATGGGTTAACAATTTCATCAACCCAGTTGTGAAGGGCGTAGTCAATCGTCTCAATGGTGGACGGAAGCATCGTGATATCACGAACACGTTTGTTGTCGACCCCTGCTGTAGTTTCATCACTGGGCATTAAAAGTCCCCTCCCTAACCGCTGTACAGTGTGCAGCTATTTCCATTCTGTGGTCTATCTGACCGAATAGCCGAGATTCAGTTAACTTGACGATCTCATAGTATATATCCCCATACAAGACGAAATCACCCTGACGAACATACAAATCCTGATCTTCTGTCAACCTTCTGCGATGGAAGTGAATATTAATGTTTGCTTCGAAATCTAAACCAATATTATCCGTGTATGATGTCTGGTAATCTATCATCTCGATAAGAGCCATTACACGGACGGGTGGCAAAAAGTTTTTTACTATCGCTTCCCCGTATAAATCATGAAAATTCGTTCTATCAACGTCGATAGGGTAGTAGACAACAGCCTGACCTATTACTTTTTCAATTAATTCGTCGTTTACTTGCTTTACTAAGTCCCTCTCCTTTTTCCCTGTGAAAAGCGGAGGGGGAGGCTGTGCAGGCTGTGACCATTTATTGTTCGTAGACATGTTGTTTTAGCCTTGATAGATTAAGAGCGGCACATATTTGTTGGAGGTGTTGACGCTCGACATTAAATTAGCTTCCTGTTCCGCTATCTTCGCGTAAGTCATCTCATCCAAGGTTGTTTTAAGCTCTTCCCTCAGCTTTTCTTGCTCATCTTTAGATTGTGAGAGCAAATCCGAACCGTTTAAGTTAACTGTCTCTCCGGGAATCGGTATACTGCCGAACTTACTCCTTACTTGACCCAAGGTTTCTTTTGTGAGCGCCAGCGCGAATCTTCGAATCCATTGCTTACCTATTGAGTTTATGGAGCTATAAGGGATGTTTGTGAACGGGATCGTATTCATATTGTTGATGCCTCTTGTCCCGGTATCCTGCCCCGTTTGATCATCCCAAGCGTTTTCCTGATTATTTATTGTGAAAGTAACCCATATGTTTTCAACGATATCAGCATCGGGCTCAGGAAATATTCTTAATTTGTTATTGTGTATCTCATAAGAATAGTGTGACAACCTAGTATAAAGGTGGTCTTCATAAGCCGCAGCCTGCATCTTGTTCTGCCATACTGGAACAATCTCGAAGGTAGAGTCATCCGTATACTGCCCATAGCCATAAATGGAGCCGTTGCCGACAACATTTAATCCGCCATAGTAGCCAAAGAAACGCCACATAGACTGAGGTGTCTTATAGAAGACTCTCTCAATTGTAAGCCTATTGTTGCCGACCTGTAACGCATAAGGCTTCCCAGAGTCCGAAACCGCAGCAGAGCTTGAAATAAGAGTCTGTAGGTCATAATCTTGGACCCCGTTTTGCAGAGCTATGGAAGCTGAATAGAAAGGTTTCATCCCTCCGAAGCCAGCGTAGCCAGCCACGGCGGGTCCGACACGTTTGGGGTATCTCAGATCAAATTTGGGATACTTTAACTCTATGTTGCTCCCGCTTAAAGTATCGCCGCCCGTCATAATCCCGTTATGATCAAAGCTGGCTGTGGCGTGCCCCAGAACATCACCAATGATGTTTTTAGCCTGATGTGTGTTAATGATGTAGGAGTATTCTAAACAGGCTTCTTCGTAGTTGGCATAAACAGAGCCAGACGTAACCTCAATATCCAGAATATCCCCGCCAAGTTTCTGATACGTGTAGGCGACCTGATCAGAAGCCCCTGACAAGAAGTCAGTGGATCCAGTATAGATTCCTAACGGGCAAGCAGACGAAACATCGGTAGTTGTACCAACAGATGGAAGTACAACCGCACTCGTCTGGCTTACGGGGCTTAATTTAGGTATAGCCATGCAGGGTTCCTCCTATCGTAAATAGTCAGCCACACCACAAAAGAGCGCTACTTCTTAGAAGTTGTCTTTTTAGCTCTCGGCTTAACAGTCCTAGATCTGGTAGCAGCCCTCTTCTTGGGAACAGCGGCTGTCTTGGGCTTAGGAGCCAACTCCTCTTTCGCGGCTTTTAACACCGGAGTGGGAGTCTCGGCAACAACGGCAGGCAATTCCTCTGCTTGTTCCTGATTAGTAACTCTGCTCAAAGCGGGATGTGACGCAAACTTTCTTCCGTATTTCTCCGGATGTGCGATCATTCTTCTTTTCTTTCCCATGTTTGTCTCCTCATAATTCTAAATGGATATTATAAATAGTTTTCAATGTTCCAACTAAACAATTAAAAGTAAAAAACCCGCCCTCCGAAGAGAGCGGGTTGGTTTTGTTCGTACTTTATGAATTAGTAGCTATTAAGCTCCAGACTCACCAAGCAATCCGCGAACGATGACCAGACCGTACATGTCAGGGCGCACCATTTTCTTGGCGTACCGAGTCATGACACCCTTACGGGGCACGAAGTCCTCGACACCGAAGATAGTCGGCGTGACCTGGAGGGGTACATACGGAGCGTAAACATAGCCGCTCTCAAGGAAGCTACCACCCTTACGACCAACAAGAACAACGTTCCGTGGGAAGTAGGGGTCGACGAACACGTCGAACTTCTTAGAGAGAGAACCGGTGTTCACAGCACCAATGGAACCCTTGTCCTGATCAGCAGTGACACTAGCGCGGAATCCAGCAGTGAACTCAAGGATGTTGGCAACCTCGGGTGAAACCACCACGAAGTTAGCACCACCACGGAGAGTCTTCCGATGGATCTGAGCCGACACATCATTGATCGTCTCGGCAAGAGTCTCATACCACTCAGAAACAGTACCCGTGAAGTCCGGAGCAGCCGCACTTGCGCCAACCTCGGCACCAGTAGTTCGATTAACGAACAGACCCGGCGAACGAGACCAGTAGTAAGTACCAGCAGTCGCACCCTTAATGAGATCCTCAAGAATCTCACGGTCGATCTCAAGGGCAATCTGCTCAGACA